AAATTTTCATGCTGCACCATGCTGCCTTCGATCAACGAAATCCAAAGCATCTGATGGGTATCTATTCGGATATGCAAGCATCAATTTTCGCATTGGTTAGACAGATCATCCAGACCATCGTGGCAGATGGGGTTAAGGTCGAGCAGGTTGTGTGGGATCGCGACTCCGAGGGGAATGTCAGAGTGGCGGAATACTTCGACGAGAATGGAGAGCGCCACATCATCCGAGAAAACATGATGGCGAATCCGCTATTTAAACCTCTGGGAGAGATGTTGAGTCGGGCGAATCTATCTCTGGCAGATATGGGCATGACGCAGAAGGCGATCGAGGCAGATGAGAGCGAGTTGGGCAGGCTGTCGCATGACCAGGCTGAGCAGGAGAGCATCGAGGCCTACCGCGCACGCCAGATATTTCTGTTGGCCGGGATGGCAGAGAAGGTACAGCGCGCCAACAATCTGACTGCGAATGATCCGAAGCTGATCGAGTATCAGCAGGAAGGCGGTACGGTGTGAGTCGTGTATCCCCAAGCGAACGCATCCGCCTTTCTATCCGCGCCGAGAAGGAGATATTGCGCTACAAGGACGATCACGCCCTGTGGCACAAGCATGTACACAATGTTGAGCTCGATCCGTGTCAGTTGCTTCGATGCATTGAGATGGACGCGAATCAGAACACGATTGATTACTCATGTCGTCGCGGTCGGAAGACTTCCACGAAGGAGCTGTACAACTTAAAGACGAATGCCTGCAATCCCCATCAGGAGCTGGGTATATTCGCCCCGCGGATGCAGCAATCGCAAAGCAATCTGAACTACCATCTGGAAGCGATACGTCGCTCGCCGATGCTGAAGTCGTACATCGAATACAAAAGCGGCCGCGAGCAACTCGCCGATACTAGGTACCAATTCGCGAATAAGTCCAAGGCCAGTTGTTACGGGATCATGAGCCAGATCGATGGCGACGGACTCTCCTGCGCCTCACTCGAAGAAATCGACGACATGCCGTCAGACCGGCTGTATTCAAGGCTATTCCCTATGTTGGCCGGAACCCAGCGACTCGGCGCGCCGGGTGGGACTATATTCAAACCACAAGTCCGCATCACGGGCGTATTCAAAGGAGCAGACACCCTCTCTGCATTGATTGACTCTGGCAGCTATCACGTCCTGCCCATCGTGAATGTTTATCTGGCGCTGGAATTAGGAATTCTGGACGAGGGATATATCAACGCGAAGCGCGGCGAGATGAGCGAGGGGGAATATATTCGGCAGTACCTGTGCAAGAACGTCAGTGCGCAGAACCACATCTGGGAAAAGTACATACGAAAGGCGATGGAGGTCGGGTTAAAGGCAAAGTTGTGGATCGCCGAGCCGATGCCGGGCATGCGCTACAAGAAGCGCGGACTGCTCTCGTTCGGATATGACCATTCCGGACACGGCGAATCGCTGTCCGCTTCCAAGTCGGCGCTGGTGGTGTGCGAGCAGATCGGCAACTTCGTCACCTTCCCGTTCGTGAAGACATGGCCGGCCGGTACCGACGATAAGGTGGTGCAGCGCGACCTGCGCGGCTTCTGGGAATACTTCCGGCCCGACTATGCGATGGGAGATGCCTACGGCGTCGGCATGCTGACCGCGCTCAACGATGAACTGTACGACCATGGGTTGACAGAGATCGACCGTCGCACCATCGGCGATGGACAGAGCACGGCCAGCACCTGGACGCAATGGCCGTTCGCACCGATTCGTTTCGAGGGTATGACCAAGCACAGCATGGCCACGGCTTTGCGCGCCGCTTTCCACAATGGTCAGGCCGCTATTCCGTATTTCGACGACATCCGCGATATCCAAGACGATCAGGATTCCGCGAAAGTTGTCGTGATTTGTAATGACGTTAAGACGCTCAGCGGCCCACCTGACTGGGTGGCATTCGTGCGCCAGCTCGGCAACATCAAGACGGCGCCGACCAAGGCCAGCTATGCCAGCTACAAGATGGCGAATATCAAGCTGGGAGACGATCTATTCGACGCGGCCTGCGCCGGGGTGTGGGCGCTGATGACGCGCGGAGAAAGTGGAGATGTTACGACGGTGATCGGCAGCCGGGTGCAGACGCGGGAACAACTACTTGGACAGCCGACAAGGATAGCTGCATGAGCAAGATAAAGTCAGAAAAACTTTTTATGCCAGGGCTATATGTAAAACCGCCCGTTCCGCGCATCTATGAAAAGCCGCGCCCATTAACCGAAGTGGAAGAGGCGGCGGTTGCAGAAAATCGCGAAATGGTACGAATGTACATGCCAGAGTTGGCGCCGATGTTGAAGGAATTGAAAGATTTTGGGATGGTGGACGGGTGGCGCAGCGTGGGCGAGGTGGTGTTGCTTGATGCTGATAAAACGGAAGGAAGCAAACATGGGAATGATTGAAAATCTGTGGGGTAAAGCCAAAACGAAAATAGCGAATTTGCGCGGAGGTGCACCTGCGCAGATGTTGCCGAATGAGTCCGCCGCTATTAAGTCAGGATCAAGCGAAACAGGCCGCCGAACCACACCGGAGAATCAGCTCAAATATGCCTACCGGATGATGTGGGTGGATCCTGAGTTGCGCCAGAGCATCCTCGATATTCGCGAGATGGATAGGTTAGACGGAAGGGTGAAGCAAATTCACCGTCGCGTTGCACGGGATACCACGCGAGGAGGTCTATTATTCACTCAAGAGCGACCGAGCGAGGAGATGCAGCGCGAGTGGAAAGCGTTTTCCCGCCGCTTACAGTTAAACCGTTCCGAAAAATTGCGCTCCGATGCGCGCGGTCTGGTGATGGAAGGAAACTTGCCGCTGCAATGGGTGCTGGATCAGAACCAGAACGTCGATTCAGCCATCCGCATGCCTTCCGAGACTATCCTACCGAACGTGGCGGACGATGGCCGGTTCAAGGACGTTACCAAAGCCTATAGCCAGGTCGACTGCATCACCGGAAATGAACTTGCCGCTTTTCCGCTGTGGAAACTCACGCTCGCTCGCTATGACCCGGATAATTTCGATGACATGGGAAGTATGGGTCGCCCGTTCCTTGATGCCTCTCGGAAGGTATGGAACAAATTACAGATGACCGATGATGATTTGGTGATCCGCCGCCGAATGCGCGCGCCGTTACGCATGGCGCATGTGTTGAAAGGAGCATCCCAGAATGAACTTGATACCTACCGCGATGGGGTGGAGAAAGATCAGGCTCATGGCGTAACCACCGATTACTACATGAATAAAGAAGGCGGTGTCTCTCCAGTAAACGGAGACAGCAACCTAGACCAGATTGCCGACATCGTTTACCTGCTCGACACATTCTTCTCCGGTTCTCCTCTCCCGAAGGGGATGATGGGATACACCGATGGCATGGCGCGCGACATCTTGGAAGACTTGAAAGCAGCTTATTTTGAGGAGGTGGACTCGCTGCAAGATACGCTGGCATGGGCATACGAGCAGGGATTCCGTCTGCACCTGTTGCTCAAGGGAATCAATCCAGAAGATTCGGAGTTCGAGGTTACCTTTGCTGAGCGACGCACTGAAAGCCTAACCCAAACTACTGACCGTGGATTGAAGTTGAAGGCATTGGGATTGCCTGAAAGTCTGGTGTGGGAGGAAATCGGATTCGATCCGGTGACGGTGGCCGCGCGTCGCAAATGGGAGTACGAAACAAAGTACAACCCGTATCCATCGGAAGATACGAGCGCCGAACCGCCGCCTGTGGTGAAAATCACGCCGAACAATGCGCGCAAGGGAAACTCAGCTACGAGTATAGGAAATGGCTGACCCCGTACAAACCGCCATCAAGCGCGCCACCCTCGCCGCCCAGCAAGAGGTGGTGAAACTGGACGCAGCCGCCTTGGAAGAATTGCAGCAGCTCTACCAGCAGGCCGCTGACGACATCGCGCAGCGCATTGCGGCGCAGGCGGGGCGGGATGGGAATGTGATGCTTTCGGAACTGCAAAGCGTGCTGGCGCAGGTTCAGGCGCGGTTGAAGGAATTGGCGGCGGCGCGGAATGCTTTGCTGAATGAGACGATTACGACGGGGGCGGAGTTGGGGACGCAGCCGCTGACTGCGCAGGGCATCGCTCCGTTGATCGCCCCTCACCCCAGCCCTCTCCCGCTTGCGGGCGAGGGAGTATTGTTGACGCGGGCGGCGGCGATGACGATCAACCATGAGGCGCAGCAATTTGTGCGCACGTTTATCGGGGCGGACGGGTTGCAGTTGTCGGACCGTATCTGGCGGATTGATCGGCATGCGCGGGACGTGGTGGTAAACTACATCGAGCAGGCGATCATTCAAGGACATGGCGCGGCGCAGGCGGCGCGGGAATTGTTGGCGCAGGGGCAAGGCGTTCCGGCGGAGGTGGCGGACAAGATGGGCGCGGGCAATGCGCAGGCGATGGGCAAGTCCGCTGGTGAGCTGCTGACGGGGCAAGGTAGCCCGATGGACAACGCGATGCGGCTGATGCGCACTGAGCTCAACCGGGCGCACGGCACGGCCTACGCCAAGGGCGCGCTGGCGCATCCCGATGCGGTGGGTGTGCGCTACAAACTCTCCCCCGCCCACCCTAAACCGGATATTTGCGATTTGCTCTCCACGCAAAACCTGTACGGACTTGGGGCGGGCGTGTACCCCAGCGTGGAGGCCAGCGGCTGGCCTGCGCATCCGAACATTCTTTCCTTTCTGGAAATCGTGTTCAAGGATGAGGTGACGGCGGAAGATCAGGCGGGAAAAGAAACCAGCATGGAGGCGCTGGCACGGCTGACACCGGAGCAACGGCGCGGCGCGCTGGGGGTGAATAAGGCCGAGGTGTTCGATCAAGGGAAGATGTCCAAAGGGATGATTCGGTCGAAGTGGTCTTCCGTAAAAAAACGAATTTCAAATAATTAACCTTCAATAAAAAACCCGCTTCGGCGGGTTTTTTATTGTCCACAGAATCTGTGAATAACCCTGTAGATAAACGTCCTCAATGCAATATCCATAAAGCGATTTGGTATGCGATTAAATTTTAATCACACGCCACGCGCCAGCCTGTTTTTGTCTTGACTCATCATAGAAAATCATCTCCAACCTGAAAAGGTCAAGCCTCGCGCGACGGTTAACGGCTCGCTCGCTCAACCCGGCGCGGGAGGCTTTTAAATTTTCGCCTTCAGATTTTCTGGAGCGGATAAAGGGGATCATTATCTTGAGTCAACGCGTACGCAGATTTTTGCTCGAAGCCGCCATCCCGGATGGGGTGAGGCGTTTCGTTTCCGAGTTGCCGAAGATGCTGTCGCTGGATGGCGCGGCTCCGCAAACTTGGGTGACGGTGACGAAGATCGGCCACTTCTATGACCCGCGCTATGGCGAGTTCGACATCACGCGCCCAATGTTGCTGGCGATGATCGAAAACTTCAACAAGGGAACTTACGGTCAGGAGATATTTTTGGACGTTGCGCATGAACCTTCAAAGGGTTCAGCGGGAACGTTCAAAAAGTTGGCTCTCGAAGGTAACAAGCTGCGCGCACTCATAGAGTGGACACCCTATGGCGTGGATGCGGTGAAGGAGCGCGGGTTTAAGTATTTATCCGCCGACTACACAGAGAATTTTCAAGACAACGAAAAACGTGCCCAGCATGGCCCATTGCTGTTTGGCGCAGGGCTGACGATACGCCCGGTTATCAAGGGTAACGAACCGGTGCAGCTTTCCGAGCCGGATGGTTCGCCCCCCACGTTTTTACACCCCGATTTGCAAACAAATTTACTTCAGGAGATTGAAACCATGCACAAGATGCTCGCCGAAAAACTCAAGTCCATGCTTGCCGGTATTAAGTCGCTTTCCGAACCGCTGCGTGCTCAACTGTTAGCGGCTTTTGAAAATGCCGTGCAACCCATCACCGATGAAGCCAAGGCCAAAGAGCTGATGGAATCATTCGCGCAGTCCGGCAAGACGCTGGCGGAACAGATCGCCGCAGGCAATAAGGAAATCAAGCTGTCTATCGAAACTCCATCATCCAGCGCTGCCGCTGCCGCGACCGGCCTGACTGTTGATGATGTGCGCAAGCTGCTGGCAGAAGAAACTGCTGCCAAGAATGCTGCCGCGAAAAAGCTGGCGGAAGATCACGCATCCAACGTGAAACTGTTGAGCGATACGATCAACGCCGCCACAGGTTTATCCGAAGAGCAAAAGAAGACGCTTTCCGAAGAAGTTGCACCGATGATCTCCGGCGATATGTCTGCGAACTACGTCAAGACGCTGGCCGAGATGCAGGTGAAGAAGGGTAACGAGTTGGCGGCGGCACGCCAGCTTTCGGCGATGGGTTTTTCTCGCCCTTCCGGTACGCCGCATATCCAGATGATCGACGGTGAAAGCAAAAAGCTGGATGGTATCTATCGCGACAACTTGAAGAAGACTTCCAGTTTTGCGCTGGGAAATATCAAGCTGGCGGAAAAGTCACATCCGTTTGTTTCGATGGTGCTGGCTGAGTTTGACCGCGTTCATGGTGCGGCAATGCACAACGAAGTGAAGATGCTGGCGGGTGAAACCGGCATGGCGAATGTCAATTTGCCTATCGGTTATCAGCGCGAGGTGATTCGTGAGGCGTTGAGCGATACCAACATTCTGAATCTGGTTCAGACAATGGTTGATTCCGAGGCCAAAGAAACAACACTGATTCCTTACGAGCTGCGCGATGTCGCCAACATCGTGAACGATGGCATCGTGTATGAAGGCCAAGAAATCCCAGAAGCGGGAATCTCTCAACTTATGGATAGCGCTTATATCCAGCCGATGAAGATCGCTTTGCGCGTTTCCAACGAAGTGATGCACTTCAGTCAGGCAAGCGGTATCAACTGGGATGCGATGGGGCGCAATTTGGCCTCCAACGCAACCTATATGAAAGAGTTGATTTCGCGTCGTATTGCCAACGCTTTGCAACAGGCAACGGATTCCTTTGGCGCTATTGCTGTACCAGCAGAGTCATTTTCTGCGCAATTGACCGGTGCAACGAGCATTTTCAAAACAGTGAATTACCCGATTGTGCGTCCGCTGCAAGAACGTAATCTTCGCGGTCAAGCAATGGGTGTGGCTGAAAATCCTATCGCCGTCATATTGAACAGTACAGCAGTCACGATGTACGACGGTACGGGAAAACAAGTCGCAGGAACCTACTACCGCGTGACGAATTACAACCTCGGCTACTTCCAGACTGTGAATCAGCTGGGCGTTCCTGTTACTCCGGCACCTAATGCCGGCGTAAATACCATTGCCTACAGCAAAGCAACCAATATCCTCAAGGTTGACTTGGATGTTCCGAATGGTTCAACGGCCAAGAAGCAATTGAACTTCGTGCTGGAAGCAATCGGCGCACGCAAGGCGCTGCTGTCCGGTGATCGTTTCGTTAAGCCGGACTTCCAGTTGATGAGCCCGCACATGAACGACATGCTGACCAACGCCGAGCAGTTCACCGATAACGGTCAGCGCGTGGATGCAACCGTGTCTCCTGATGGTGATTTGACTACCGTTAAGGGAATTCCCGCTTTCGGTACCAACGCACCGGGCATCGACCTGGGTGACTCTCGCATCATCATCGGTCAGCGTGGTCTGTTGGGATACTCCGTCGCCAAACCGTTTGTGTTTGGTCAGCCGTTTGAGGCAGTCGGCCCCAACGGACAACCAATCGGCAAGAAGATCGCCTATGGCGAGGAATACAGCGCAATCAAGGTTCCCACTCCTGTGCGCAATCGTATGACTTCGGTGCTGGCATACAGCTTCACCGGCCGTTAATCCGTAACCCTCCCTCGCTCAATCGGGCGAGGGAACTCAGGAGATAAATGATGAAAGTTCCCTTTACCAATGAAGGAAAAACCGTTGTGCATATCGGCAATGTGACCGTTATGCCCGGACACACTCGGGATGTAGAAGAGCACGACATTCCCGATTTCAAGTCGGAAGTTCCAGCCGAGAAAGAAAAAACCGACCCGCTGGCGGAATTCCTGTTGCGCAACGTGAAAGACGTAGTGGCTGCTTTGGCTGGTTTGTCGCTGGCTGAGGTTGAGCGTTTGGGCGAGTTGGAGCAGCTTGGCCAAAAGCGCAAAGGGGTGTTGAACGCGATTGCGGAGACGTTGCTGGTGCGCGCTTCGCAGGATGAGATGTTGTCGAAGGTGGGCACGTTGAGCGATGAGGAGCTGGCTGCCGCACTGGAAGAGGCAAAGACCGATATCGGTATCAATCCGGCTTATCTGGCGGCGCTGAAAGCTGAACACTTGAAACGCAATCCGGCAGCGGCGGAGTAATACAGCGTGCCCGGCACTCTCTCCAGAGCGGATTTGCTCGCTGACTATAAAGCCTCGCTGCAAGATTCGGCGAAGGTTTTTATCGCTCCACTCGATGCCGACTTTATCCGGCATCTGGATGTGGCGGCGCTGGATTTTTCGCGGATTCGTCGGCGCACTTTGCTGGGTGAAGTGTCGCTGGTGGCCGGACAGTTTAACTACCCTGCCCCGGCGAATTTGCTGGCTTACAAGTCGGATGTGTGGAGTGTGCCGGCCAGTCGCATGAATCCGTGGGACAGGAATTATCCCGGGCGGTTGCCGGATGTACGGGTGGCGGAGAACGGTGCGGCGCGCGAGCTGCACTTTTCGCCCGCTCCTACTGGGCAGCAGATCGGAGCGCTGGGGTCGGTGTTTAAGTTTTACTACTTCGCGGCGCACAGTATCGGCGATACGGCGGCAGCGACGACGATTTTTCCGGGTGATCGCGGCTTGCTGATTTTGCGGGCGCAGGCGGAGGCGATGAAGGAACTGTCGATGCGGAATATCACTAAGCCGGTGCAGATGCGCGACGGTATTTCGAGTGGTCCGCGCAACGGGACTCCGCAGTATTTGTTTGAAGTGCTGATGAAGATGTTTGAGGAGGCTAAGTGATGCAATTGACAGCCCATTTTTCGGTTGGGGAATACACGGAGTCGGATACGGCTATCCGCCTCGGTATCAACAACTCGCCGATGCCCGTAGTTTTGCCCAACCTGAAACGCAATGCTGAGTTGATGGAATTGATCCGCGCGGAGCTGAGCAAAGCCGCGGGCAAGCCGGTTGCGGTGTTTTTGAAGTCTGGCTACCGCTGCGAGGAGCTGGAGCGCGTGGTGGCGCATAAGGACTTTATGTCTTGGTGCGACCGCCATCGCATCGCGATGAGCGATGACGCATGGCGCACTTATTTCGCTCGCAAGGGACACCCAAAGGGGAATTGCGCGGACTGGATCGCGCCCGCCTTTGGCACGCCAGCGCAGATCGTCAAATTTCTGGCAAGCAAGCCGGAGATTATGGCGAAGGTGGATCAGATCATCTGCGAAGGGACTTGGGTGCATACAGCCACGGCAGACAATCCGCGCAGCGAGGTGATGACGGCTTCGTTTGATGAAAACGGTGTTCCGTCTTATTCCAAAGGTATCGCATGATCGCCGACTTCATGCAATGGGCTGATCGCCGCCACTTCGTCAGCGTTCGCGCCTTTACGCTGTACATCACGCTTTGGATGACGTGGAAGGCATTTGCTTGGGCGGCTATCTATGCGATGACCAATAACATTGATGGATTGCAACAAGCGGCAGTGATTGCCGCCGTGACTGCGCCTGTTTCTGCGCTGCAAGTCTTCGTATTCAAATCCTACATGGAGGCAAAGCAATGAAATCTTACGCAAACGCAATTATCGCCGTGGTTATTTTGCTGATTATTGGCGCGGTGCTGGGCGAGCGCTGGTATCACGGGGAACAGCGTTTCAAGGCGGGAAAGGATGAAGTGCAAACCGCTTGGGACAAAGACAAAGCCGCCCGCAAGGCCGAATCGGATCAGCAGGCCGAAGACACACTCAACAAAAACAAGGGGAATGAAGATGCACTCAACCAAACTCAAGCTGATTTGCGTGATTCTCGCAGCCGTCTCGCTTTCGCTCTTAAGCGGTTGCGAGAGCTTAAAGCTCTGCCGGGGAACGAAAGTGTGTTCGTGGCAGGAAGTGGACAAACGGCAGTGCCCGGCGTGGCCGGTGATACCTTCGAGCCTGGTGTCGGTGTCGGACAACGAATCGGTAGCTGCCTCTCTTCTGGCTCTGAGCCCTGCTTCGTCAGTCGCGGATTCTTCGACCAAGCGGTAAGCGATGCGGATGATCGGCGGTTGACGCGGGCGTGGGCGGCTGGCCAAGGGATTAAAACAGTAGGTAACAAGGGCGAATAGTCGTGGAACGCATTATCAACGCATTATCGGATGCAAGTGGAAACCCTTGGGTAATCGGGTTGCTGGCCTTCTTTGGCGCTTCGTTCGCTGGGCTGGCTACGCAGTTGCGCTCCGGTTCGCTGCTCTCCCCCCGCTCTGTGTTGGCGGCGATGCTGAATAGCGGATTTATCGGCACCATCATAGCGTTGATCGGCTACAAAACCTTTGCGGATGATTTGCCCTATTTGGTGGGAATGTCGCTGCTGGCGGGTATTGGCGGCGCGACGATGTTGGATTTTGCGTTGCAGATTGTGAAGCGAAAGATGGGTATCACGATCCGCATCGAGCAGGATAAATAATGAAACTGAACTACGCCATCAATGACGTTCAATCACGTGCCGCGCTGGATAAAGCGCCGGAGGTGATGGGGCGGAATTTGGAGGCGGCGCTGGATCGGGCGGCGATTGAGGGCGCAGACATGATGCGCGCCGAGATCAGTCAGCACGATGTGACCGGGGCGCTGAAAAACTCGGTGGCGGTGCGGCGGTTTGCGGCGCTGGAGCGGTTTATCACGCCGACGCTCAACACGGCGGCCGCAGTAGATGAAGGAACGGGACCAGCGGCGGGAAAGGCGCGCTACTTTCCCAACCCGGACAACTTGCTGGACTTTATCCGACACTCACCCGCGTCTCGCGGCTTTGGCTGGGCGCGCAAGGGCAGCTCGAAACGTGGCGGGCAGGATTTGGAGTTGTGGTTCCGGTCTCGGGCGATGGCGCGCTCGATCTACATGAAAGGAACGCAACCTGCGAACTTTGTGGCGAAGACGGAAGCACAATCGA